GCAAAGGGAGATTTGAAAGGAGCTGGTGAAGCATGGGACGGATTTAAAAATAAGGTAAAAGAAGCGACAGACGGTGTAAAGAATTTCGGATCAGAGACAAGGAGAGAACTTGAGCAAGTACGAAAGATATCTGATGATTTAGCCAGAGCCGATAGGATTGCCAGAGACTTACTTGTAGAGAGAGCAATTGCAGATAGGGACATTGCAGAGCTTCGGGAAATGGCAGCAAGGAGGGACTTGTATAATGCAGAACAAAGAAAGAACGCACTGATAGAAGCCGGGAATATCTCTGACGAAATAATCAACAAAGAAATCGAACTGCAAAGAATCAGATACGAGGCTATTGTTGCTAATAACGCACTGAGCAAATCTACAAAAGAAGATTTAGAAGCAGAGGCGCAAGCTAAAGCAGAACTTATTCGACTTGAAACAGCAGGAGCGCAAAGACGCAAGCAGTTAAGTGCGCAATTAGTTGCTATCAATCAACAAGAGGCAGCAGCAAGACAGGCAGAAATATCAGCATTTAATAAGCAACTTGAGGAAGAAGAGAAATCACGGAAAGAGCTTAATGAAAAAATAATTGAAGAGGAGAAAGCCAAAAACGAACAGATACTTGCTGACTCGTTAGAAGCCCGTAGAAAAGAGGCCGAATATAAAGCACAAAAGGCGATAGAAGAAGAGCAGATGAACGAAGCTGTTCAACAGGCAAAACTTGATATCACAAATACAACTCTAAACATATTACAGGCATTACTAGGTGAAAATTCAAAGATTGCAAAAGGCATTGCCATTGCTCAGGCAACAATGAACACCTACCAGGGAGTCACCGCAGCATTGTCGGCCCGGTCTATATTGCCAGATCCGTTCGCAACAATTCAGAGATTTGCAAACGCAGCAGCAGTAGGAGTGATGGGATTTATGAACGTTCGGAATATTGCGTCAATGGATGCGACAGGTCAGTCCGGGTCAGCAGGAGCATCAACAGCAACAACCGGGGCAACCGGCTCTCAGAGGCGATCAGCTCCGTCTTTTAATCTGGTGTCCGGTACCGGAACATCTCAAATAGCTGAGTCAGTTTCAAGGAATATGCAACCTACTAAAGCATACGTCGTAAGTTCAGATGTAAGCACATCTCAAGAGCTTGACAGGAAGATAGTTGAGTCAGCATCTTTGTAAAATTTGAAACAAAAAATATCACTAGGTAGTTTATAGTTATGAAATTACCATTGTACGAGGCGATATTTGATAAGGATGCAGTTCAAGGTGTGTTCGGAATTTCTCTTGTAGAAAGCCCGGCAACCAGAGAGTTGTTCATTCAATTGTCAGAGGATAAACAAAAAGAAATCCTCAAAGAGACAGAAATTAAGCTATCAACAATAAGTGAAGAGCAGAGATTGCTTGTCGGCTTGGTGCTTGAACCAGATGCACCCGTATATAGAAATCAAGACGGTGAAGAGTTTAATATTGTATTCAAAGAGGACACAATAAAACAGCTCGCACATAATTTCTTTATCGGTGATCATCACAAGACATCAACGATAGAACACTCTGGAAAAGAAATCAAAGGAATCACATTTGTTGAGAGTTGGATTGTTGCTGACTCAAAACGGGACAAATCAAACGTCTACGGATTAGAATATCCTTCCGGCTCCTGGTTAGTAGCGATGAAAGTTGATGCAGAGGAAGTCTGGAGCGACTACGTTAAAACCGGGAAGGTAAAAGGATTCAGCATCGATGCTGTCGTGAAATTAAAAAAGGTAGAAAACAACAATAAAAAAGACGTAAAAATGAGCAAGACAATTCTTGAAAGATTAGCGGACGGGGCTGACAAAGTAGCCTTGTTTCTGAATGAAAAGGCCAAAAAGGTAGAGGTTAAATTCGGTCAAATTATGATGGAAGGTGGGGAGATCATCTTCGAGTATGAGGGCGATATGCTTGAGGCTGGGGTGAACGTTTTCGCAGTTGATAAAACTGACGAAACTGTAAAAATTCCGGTTCCCACAGGCAAATACCCTTTAGAGGATGGTTCGATCATGGTTGTAGCTGAGGAAGGCGTTGTGTCGGAGATTATGCCAGCAGAGGCAGAAGAAGAAGCTCCGGCAGAACCTACTCCGGCACCGGCACCTGAGCCTGTTGCAGCTAACAATGATCAATCTGTAGTCAACGACATTAAATCGATCCTTATCAAGTATGAGGAGAAATTCGATGCAAAGATGGCAGAGATTGAGCAAAAGATTGAGGGGATGTCTGGTGAAGTGGTGAAGATGTCCGAAAAACCAAAAGTAAAACCAAAAACATCACAGGCAACAGTAGCCTTAACAAAACAGGGTAGGATTTTACAAAAACTAAGAGAAAATAAATAAATATGACAACAGTAACAAGAAATTACAGACAGATG